AGAGCAAGAAATGAAGAAGAATGCTCCAGCAAAAAAGAAAGCCGAAATGATGCGGCAGATAGAAGCGCGTAATGCTAAAGAGACAGCGCGACAAGGCAAAGCTATGGCAAAAACCGCTGTTAGTAGGCCGACACCTAAGCGTCCTTCAGCAATCAGCTTGCAGAACGCTGCTACTCCTAAGCCAACACGCCCTATGAAACCCGAAGTACCGCCTACAAGTAGGGTTAAGCCCCCTATGGACAAAGTTACGGGTAAAGGTGGGCGTAATGTTGGTACAGGCAAAGACAAAAAAGCTAACGTAACCAAAGAGCAGTTAGATGCTTCAGGTATGAGCTTACGAAACTACCTTAACTTCATGGATAAAAACGGTAAGCGTCCACCTAAAGCTGGGAAGATGATGGGTGGGAAAAAGTCAAACTACAAACCTAAGAAAATGATGGGTGGCGGTATGGCTAAGAAGTACAAAGATGGCGGTAAGCTACCAATGGTTGAGAAGAACGGGAAGATGGTTCCTGCATACGCTGCCGATGGTAAGGGTAAGATGATGGGTGGCGGTATGGCTAAAGCCTACATGGGTGGCGGTATGGCTAAGAAGTATAAGGATGGCGGCGGAGTCCGTGGTGCTGGTTGCGCTCAACGGGGTGTACGTAAGGCAAAAATTCTTTAATGAGACGTTACTATAAGACAGGCGGGAAGATATGTTCTGAGGGTAAGGCTTGGGCCAAACGTACCTTCGATACGTACCCGTCTGCTTATGCGAATATGGCAGCATCTAAGTATTGCAAAGACCCTAGCTATGCCAAGGGTAGTAAGAAGAAAAATAAAAAGTAATGGGCGACTTAAAGAAGTGGCGCGATCAGAAGTGGGTTCGTATTGACAGTAAAGGCAATATAGCTGGAGAGTGCGGTACGTCAAAGAACAAGAAGAACCCTGACCGTTGTTTACCACTGGCTAAAGCTAAGTCTTTAAGTAAAGCCGAGCGTGCTACAACAGCGCGTAAGAAGAAAAAAGCTGGCGCAAAAGGCCAACAAGTAGTAAGTAACACCAAGGCTGCTAAAGTTAGAAACGCTGCTTGTGGTGGTATGATACGAAAGAATCACAAGGGCTGTGGTGCAGTTATGGGCAACCGCAGAAAGAAAACTTTATATGTGTAGATTATGGCTAAAGGTGTAAAACATTACTTTAAAGATGGTACGCAGCATAAGGGCGGAATGCACAAGCACCCTGACGGCACGCTAATGACAGGCAAAGCCATGTCTAATACCGCTAAGAAGTTATACCATTACGGGGATCTAAACAAAAAGGCCAAAGAAAAGGCCAAAGGTAGCTGGAATAAATAATGACTACATCTGGAACAACAGCATTTGACATGGATTTCACGGAGATCGCTGAAGAGGCGTGGGAACGTGCTGGTCGTGAAATGCGTTCTGGGTATGATCTTCGTACTGCCAGACGCTCTATGAACTTGATGACTATTGAGTGGCAGAACCGTGGCATTAACATGTGGACGATTGACGAAGGCACTCTAGCCCTTACTGAAGGCACATCTGAGTACACACTGCCAGCCGATACCATTGACCTACTAGAACAGCAAATACGTACAGGCAGTGGCAATGTAGCTACTCAGTCTGACCTTACTATCAGCCGTATCAGTGTAAGTACGTATGCTTCTATACCTAATAAGTTAACACAGGGTAGGCCGATTCAGGTTTACATAGAACGTCTACGAGATGCCCCCAAAATCAACGTGTGGCCTGTCCCAGACAATAATGACTATGTATTCTACTACTGGCGTATGCGCCGTATAGAGGACGCTGGAGCAGGTATACAGACCTCTGATATGAACTTTAGGTTTTTCCCTTGCCTAGTAGCTGGGTTGGCTTACTATATTGCTATGAAGATCCCAGAGCTTATGGCACGAGTGCCTATGTTGAAAGAAGCATACGAAGAGCAGTTTATGTTAGCGGCTGGAGAAGATAGGGAAAAAGCATCTCTACGGCTTGTACCCCGTGCAACTAGGGTTTAACAATGTCGAACCAATTTGCGTCGTCCCAAAAAGCTATAGCGGATTGCGATGTCTGCGGGTTTCAATATAAGTTAAGGGAACTAAAAGATTTAGTGCGGAAAGGGAACAACACGAATATAAAAGCGTGCCCTACATGCTGGAATCCAGATCACCCACAGTTAAAATTGGGTGAGTTTCCAGTGTCAGACCCACAAGCTGTTAGAGATCCTCGCCCTGACCTAAGTTTAGGGGTAGCGGGTGTTAACAGTAGTAGACAGATACAATGGGGTTGGAACCCTGTAGGGGTAGGAGATGACCCTTACAACCTAACTCCAAACGACTTAGTTGCCACAGGGCAGGTAGGTACAGTAACAGTAACGACAACTTAGAGATGTGACATGAAAGCACCAAAAGTGGTTAAAACCGTAGGATGGCCTACACCAGTAGAAGTAAAAGACGCACCTAAGCCTGATATGTCTGGCGTTAAAACTACCGGCGTTAAAGTACGTGGTACTGGCGCAGCAACTAAAGGACTTATGGCCCGTGGGCCTATGGCGTAGATATGAACTACACTGAACTGAAAACAAACGTCCAAGACATCTGTGAGAACACGTTTACAGATGACCAGCTTGCTATGTTTACAGAACAGGCAGAGCAGAAGATCTATAACGCAGTTCAGATACCGGCGCTACGTAAGAACGTCACAGGGACAGTAACAGGCAGTAATACTTATCTGACTGTACCTACAGATTTTCTCTACCCGTACAGCTTGGCGGTTGTAGATGGAGATGGTAACTATAACTACTTACTCAGTAAGGACGTTAACTTCATACGTGAAGCGTATCCAGCCACTACACCTACAGGGCTACCTAAGCACTACGCAGTGTTTGATGACACCACGTTTATTCTTGGGCCAGTTCCAGATTCTAGCTACGTCACTGAGTTACACTACGGTTATTACCCAGAGTCTATAGTTACTGCTGGTACTACATGGCTTGGGACTGAGTTTGACTCCGCGTTGCTAAACGGTACTTTGGTCGAAGCCATACGGTTTATGAAAGGTGAGCCTGACTTGGTTGCGTTGTACGATAAGATGTATGTTACATCTATGAGCCTGTTAAAGATGCTAGGTGCTGGTAAACTACGCTCCGACGCATACCGTTCAGGGCAACCTGTAATGCCGGTTCAATAGGAATATAGATGTTTTTTGAAGCGCCTAAGCTAGAAGTAGGTAACGTATTAGTAACGACTACAAGCAATAAGGGACATGACCCTGAGTTTTGGGCGCAGACAATAGCTGATAGAGTTGTAAGCGTTGGGGGTAATTGCCATCCTGTTATTGCTCAACAGGCAGAAGAGTTTAAAGATGCGGTTAAGGCTACGGCTTTGCACTACATTAAAGAAGCAATTAAGAGCGATAGGACTACACTTACCGCTGAATTTGAACGTCAAGGCCATAAAGATATGGCAGACATAATTAGGAGTCTATAATGGCTATTTCTACGGCAATGTGTACTTCGTTTAAGGTTGAGATCTTAAAGGCTGTTCATAACTTTACTGCTAGTTCGGGAAACACGTTTAACTTAGCGTTATATACAAGTTCCGCAACACTAGGCGCAGCAACAACTGCATACAGTTCCAGTAACGAAGTAAGCGGTACAAACTACACAGCAAAAGGCGCGGCACTTACAAGCGTTACGCCAGTTGCTAGTGGAACAACCGCTCTTGGGGACTTTGCTGACCTTACATTTTCAAATGCAACGGTCACTGCTAACGGCGCACTAATTTTTAATGACTCAGCATCTGGTGATCCAGCCGTTTGTTCTTTGGCGTTTGGTGGCGATAAGACTTCTACCGCAGGTGACTTTACTATTCAGTTCCCCGCAGCAGATGCGTCAAATGCGATTATTCGCATAGCATAAGGCGTAACGTGTGGCGGTTATTAACGGCTGGGGCAGAGGCACTTGGGGCCAATCTGTATGGGGCGAAGATTCGGTTCCAGTCGTTGTCACGGGTGTTGCAGGAACAGGTGCGGCAGGTACAGTTACAGTCGTTGCAGAAGCAAACGTCAGTGTTACGGGTGTTGTTGGCACGGGCGCGGTTACAACTGTTACTGTCGATGCGGAAGCCAATGTTTCTGTTACTGGTGTGGCGGGAACGACTGCCCTTGGTACAATCTCGCTTGTTACAAATAACACAATTGTACCGACAGGTGTTGCAGGTACGGGCGCAGCAGGCACAGCTACCGTTGATGCAGAGGCTAATACCGCTGCCACGGGTGTTGAAGGAACTGGATCTGTCGGAACGGTTTCTGTATCCAGTAATGCGGATGTTGGTGTTTCTGGCGTTGTTGGTACTGGAGCGGCTGGCACAGTTTCAATCGCTTTGGGACAAACACTCGTCCCGACTGGTGTTCAAGGTACGGGCGCTGCTGGTACAGTAACGGTAGACGCAAAAGCCACGGTAGTAGTTATCGGGGTTTCAGGAACTGGAGAAATAGGCGCTTTTAATGTTTGGGGGCTAGTAGATGATTCACAGACCCCAAATTGGAGTAATATAAACGATAGTCAGACCCCCGGATGGTCTAACATATCAGACAGTCAAACCCCTAACTGGGATGAGGTAGCTTAGATGGCAACTTACGTAAACGACCTACGCTTGAAAGAAATCGCCACGGGCGATGAGAGCGGTACTTGGGGAACAAGTACAAACACAAATTTAGAACTTATTGCTAACGCGATGGGTGTTGGCGCTGAAGCAATAGCTAACGCCAGTACACACACTATTACGATGGCAGACGGTACAGCCGACGAGTTTAGGTCTACGTTCTTACGCCTAACGGGTGGTGGTACAGCTTGTACAGTCACACTGGCTCCCAACACGCTATCTCATACTTGGATCATGCGTAATGAAACTGCTGCCGTTTTAACGCTTACACAAGGATCTGGCGCCAACGTAGCTATTGCTGCGGGTCAAACTAAGATTGTCGCTACGGATGGTGCAGGATCAGGCGCTATTGTCTATGAGATGGATGACCTTGAACTTGCTGGAAACTTAACTGTTACAGGCGTTCTTGATGTTGACGGCACTACAAACCTCGACGTTGTAGATATTGATGGTGCTGTTGATATGGCTTCTACGCTTACTGTCGCAGGCGTTCTCACAGGCGCATCCCTAGACATTTCTGGCGATATAGACATTGACGGCACTACAAACCTAGACATAGTAGACATTGATGGCGCTGTAAACATGGCAACTACCGCCCTTGTTACCGGCGTATTGACCACAACTGCGGCTACTGTGTTTAACGGTGGGTTTGCCTCTAATGCGGCTTCTACCATTACCACAGCAGATAACCTAGACACGCTCTCTCTTATCTCTACAGATGCTGATGCTACTCAAGGGCCTAATCTTAGGATGTATAGAAATTCTGGTTCACCCGCAGACAATGATATTTTAGGAATTATAGAGTTTGAAGGGCGCAACGACAATTCTCAAGACGTAGTATATGCACAAGTAGGAGCACAAGCCATTGATGTGAGTGATGGTAGCGAGGATACCAATTATTTCATAAATACGATAGTTGATGGAACAATAAGAAATAGAATAAACGCTCGTCCAACTGAAGTTGTAATTAATGATGAGTCTATTGACGTAGACTTCCGTGTTGAGTCTGACAACCTTACACACGCTTTGTTTGTTCAGGGTAGCGATGGAAACGTAGGTCTTGGTATCTCTAACCCTTCAGATTATTATGCCAATAATTTAGTTGTAGGCGCAGGGGCAGAAGGTGGCATTACTATCGCATCTTCTGCCACCACCTATAATAATTACCTTGCGTTTGGTGACAGCAGTTCAGGTGTAGGCAGGTATGCAGGTTTAATTAGTTATGATCACAATATCGATGCTCTGCACTTTCGTACTAACTCGTTAGACCGCATGAGGCTGACAGCATCCGGTCAATTGCTTATAGGAACTACAAGCGACGTTTACACACACGAGCAAGGATTACGAGTTAAGAGTAATGAAGTAGGTAGCCATACTTTAGATGCAGCGGTAAGCATTGAAGGTAGCGGCGGTGATTTTTATGTAATGAATGTGACGGGGCAGACTAACGTAGGTTTTGGCATGCTCGCAGTCTTTAGCGCGAGCACAGACTCTCTGTACTGGCAACATAGAACTGGTGGAACTTCTACAAATATTACTAGGATGGATAGTGACGGCGATTTTGTTGTCTACGGCGCGTTATCAAAAACCTCTGGATCATTTAAGATTGATCATCCCCTACCCGCTAAAAATGAAACACATCACCTTGTTCATTCGTTTATAGAAGGTCCACAAGCTGACAATATTTACCGTGGAAAGATAGACCTTGTAGATGGCTCTGCAACAGTAAACATAGACACAGCAGCAGGGATGACAGAAGGAACTTATGTTCTGTTGAATACAAACACACAATGCTTTACCAGTAATGAATCTGGATGGACTGCTGTTAAAGGTTCGGTATTGGGGAACACTCTAACAATCACTGCTCAAGAATCCTGTACTGACACAATATCTTGGATGGTAATTGGAGAACGACACGACCAACATATGCTTGAAACCCGTTGGACTGACAGTGCCGGCAAAGTGATTGTAGAACCTCTAAAGGAGAACACATAATGACTGCCACATTTACATACACAATACCGCAAACTGACTTTGTATTGGGCGAAGACGGTCTGACCAACGTAATTAACAACCTTCATTGGCGATGTAATGCGGCAGAAACTAATGGCGGTAAAGACTATATCGCTGGCAGCTATGGCACTCAAGGTTTAGCCGCGCCAGATCCCAGTGCTTTCACAGCCTACGACAGCGTTACAGAAGCCGATTGCATAGCTTGGCTGAAAGCAGCAATGGGGGATGATGCTGTCACTGCATTGGAAACGGGCCTTCAAGCTAATATTGACCTACAAATAACCCCAACAACAGGCGAAGGAGTACCTTGGTAATGAGCGAAGAACAAACAATCGTAATCGACAACGAAAAGCATAACTTGTCAGAACTTGACGTATCAACACAGGCAAATATAGCCCGTGTAAACGAATTACGCCGTGAAATATCTGCGTTAAAAATGCAGACCAACGAGCGTGAACTTCTCCTGCAAGCCT